GCCGCTTGGTCTCCTTTAGTTGAAACAATACCTCTTTCATGAAACCCTGGAGATGTCAATAATTTGAGTTTTCCCATTAGTATATTTTTATCCCACCATATGTCTGTGATGATGTGAGATACTCTGTCTAAGTCTATTAATGATGACTCAGGGTGGTTTAATTCTGATGTGGATAATCCCTTAGAAATTGCTTGCTTATATCTTTCAGATTCTCTTTTCAAAATCCTTTCAGGATACGTTCTACCATTTCTATTTGGTGTGTCGTATTTTTGAAGAACCGCATAAAACTCAAATGGATTTCTATAATCTAAATTAGCAGCCTCTTTCAGAACATCAATATTATGGGTATCTTTTGGAGAAACCCAACCTGCATCCATTTCAATCAATATACCATGGCCAAGTTCGCTTGCCTCTAAAATTCTTAAATTTTTCATCTAATCTTTTAAGATAAATATACGGATTTGAATAGTTTGTTAGTTTTCGTCTTTTTTAGAAATTGAAAATTCAAAATATTTGTTTTGAACTACGTTATTTTTGTAGATGGATTTGACTATAGTTTTTATTGATTCTTTTAGTTCATCACACTTAAAATCCATATCACGTAGGGTATATAGATTGATTTCCAAATTAAAAAATGATTTTTTCCCTTTAGATATTCCACTTGTCCGAAGGTCCAAATCAACAATATTTTTTTCTTGAAAAATTTTGCAATCTATTGATTCATAAACGGAATTTTTTATTTCTCGTCCCAAACCTGAGACAACTCGGTTCCAATTATCTAACTCTTCTTTTGGTGTGACCCATGATTGGATGTTTATGTAAACTGATTTTAAGTTTTTGGAATCTACTGTCCCATACTGTGACTTTATAGGATTGAACAGGTTAAGTTTGACACTTTTTCCTTTTTTCATTAATAATGATATTATGTATGTTTATTAATGAAATAATATACATAATATGTATGATTGTCAAAATTTTTTTATATTTATAGATATTTCCTAATATATGATAATAATAAAAATCACCCAGGGTAATCCTCTTGAGAAGGCTCTCAAGACCCTAAAGTCAAAAGTAATTAAAACAAAACAAAATCAGATTTTATTTGATAGAAAGCAATATACAAAAAAATCTGTACTTAGAAGAGCACAGATTCTGAAGGCAAAACATATTCAAAGTCTCAAAGACCAATCAAATTGATTCTTCCAAATTTTTTAACTTCAAAAAGTTTAATTGGTCGAATTTCTCAGATTTAATTTTGTTAATCGTTTCTGAAATTTTTGTTTTCATGTCCTGAGAATCTTCGTTGTTTTGAATCTCGGTTAGTTTGGATATCGTGCTTTCTCTTAATGTTTCAAATTTAGTTTCCAAAGTTTTAGTGTCTTCAGAAACTATTTGAAAAAATTCTTTTTTAGAATTTTCATCCAAATTAAGTATATAGTTATTGACGGTTTGGTTTGCCACCGCAACCATAGAACTAATTGGGATATTTATACTTTCCTTAATAGATTCTTTTGTAGACGTAATAACTTTCAAAATATTTTTCTTTGCATTAACTCTTTCAAGCAAATCCACTCCTTGTGTGTAAACTAAGGTATCAATATCGGAATAACTGTTTTCAGTTTTTTCGGAAAGTGTGATTGGAAGTTTAATACTTGGCAAAACTTTGTTTAATAGATTAATCCCTTCTTCAATAAAATATTTTGCATCCTGTTCACTTAACCCTTGGGGTGAACTCAGTTGATCATATATCGCGTATGCTTTAGACATAGCTTTATTATTCAAAACGTTGTGTTTGAATTCTCGTAAAGTCTTCTTGAATTCTATTTCATTTTTGTAGGATTCCAAGAGATTTTTTTCAATTAGGGATTTTACTGTTCCGAAGGTCATTGTGTCTTTTTCAAATAAATATTATGAATTTAATAACTTATTCAACTCTTTTGAAATTTCTCCCAAAGAATCTTGTGCCTGACCCAAATTTATTATCTGTGACCCTTCGATTAAATTATTTTCTACTAAAATGTTAAGGTCTTTTTTTGTTGATTCAGGTGTTACTTCTGCGGGTGGAGCTTCTTCAGCTCCTCCTCCTGCCGGTGGAGTTTCCGTTCCTAAATCGAGACCCGACGGTTCTGACCCGAATGATGGTGGTGATGCCAATTCTTCTCCTCCATCCATAGTTGTTTCCGCTCCAGCAGTTGGAGTTGAGCCTGTTTGACTACCATACAATTTGTCGATGTTATCAAACAAACCTGTTTTGGTTATCACAGTTGGAGTTGCTTTAAGTTCTTCACCAACGGCTCTTTCGATTCTTTGTTGTTGTAGGTCTAAACGAACTTCGTCATCAGACCAACCAAATATATGTTTTTTAGCCCAAGTAGATGAAGTTGCCTGTATTCCATTTCCTGGATCGGCAACCAAATCCTTGTATAATAATACCTTTTCTTTCCAAACATCAATCTTCAGCAAATCTGCTTGAGTTGATGGGTTTGTTAATCCAAGTGTAAAATTGGATAATTCATCTTCGAATCCTAATAAAAATAAATGTACAATGGCAATTTTATTAAGTTCTGCCAACATACTTTTTTGAATTCTATTAATTGTACGAGCAAATCTAATGTCTTGTAACGCCAAGTTTTTACCATCACCTACCACTTCTTCAAAACCCAAGAATGCTTTTGGTACTCGTAAAGCGGTTAACAATTTCTTCTGGATGTATTCAATATCAGCAATTTCAGACAAGTTAGTTGCACCAGGTAATGTAGTAATCGGATCTGGTGCTGCCGGATCACGAACAGGAATGAAATAATCTTGGTCAACCGCCATTTGATTAAATCTCATATCAACATTACCAGTCTTACTGTCAACTATCTGTTCTCGTTTGAATTTGTTTGCAACACGTTGTACATATGCTTCACATAGATGTTCCGTATGGGAGTTTTCTATCATCACCTAATAATCTAAAGTGAGCAATTTCCCATGACTGAAATTCCATATTTTTATTCTTCCAAGTGAAGTGTAATGCTTTTCTATCTTTATCAACTTCATTTTTAACATCGACAGATATTTTGCCACTTGCTCCAACCTCATGTCTCTCAATTTCTATTGTTGGTAATTGTTGACATCCGACAATTCCTTTTTCAGGGTCTAATTTAAGGTACACAAAATTATCACCATACTTACAGGTGTTTCGTGTCCACATTGGAATATTAGTATTAATATCTAAAGCATTATTGAACAAATCTGCCAATACCCCTTTTATTCTTTTTGATTCGGAATAAATTTGTAATATGAATCCATCTTCATTTGTTGTAGTGGATTCTTCAGCATAAATGTCTAACGCGGCTGAAATCTCAGGAGTATATTCCATTGACTCATAATCGTATTGTGCAGATAACCTTGTTGGTTCATAGTAAATAGCCTGTGAATAAAGGTTGTTTTCTACCTTCGACCATTGATTGGTAAGGTAATATGTTTGTTGTGCTTGAAGTTTTTCTTTTTCGTATTCTTCTCTACTTTTGGTTCGCAGGAGTTCCTTTTTATCAAACTTGAATGTTGGATAATCTTGATTGAGAAGTGAATTCGGTCCAAATGTTTGTGACAATCTTTGCCAAACTGTCATATTTTGTTCTGCCATACGTAATGTTACTATTTACCCTGATAATATAAATAGTTATTTAGCACCAAATAACCAACCATATTTTTGATAATCTGCTTTACTAGCACCATTATTATTTAGGTTTGGGTCTCTACCCATTTGAGGTACCATTGGATTAAAAAATTCTGAAGTATTTTTATTCTCATTCACAACTGATGCCCATGAATTTAACATTGCCTTAGTATGGTTAACAACTTTTGTTAATGATTGAAATGATTTTTCTGCAATATAAATTGCCATTGATAATCCCATAATACAGTCATCATGTTGACCTTTTTGGTGATCAGGTCTTCCATTTATATAGACGAAGGTATTCATCTCGTTATATGTCCTATGAGAATATATTTTGAATCCATGTCTAACACCTTCTTCAAATGCAGCAATAATTTGAACTCTTTTAGTATTGAAGTTAATTCCAGGAATTCTGTCATTTATCTTTGGATCCCACTTCCACTTATTAGATGTGTCAACTCCATCAACATAAAGTCCTGGTTGGTACTGTAATTCTTGCATTTTTCTTGCAGTCGAAACTCCCATACCACCAGTTATATCAATTACACAAAATGCATTGTACATTGTTCCCCATTTATATGCAATCTCAGCTAATACATCTGGAGGAATCTTTCCAACGTATTCTAATACTTGTTCTCGTTCATCAAAGTCAATAATTTGTATGGATGAAAAATCTTCTGAATCACCACGAGAAACGTCAACACCCATTACATACTTGTGACCATTTACAGGCTCCTTGAAAATCCATAAAGCATTACCCATAAGTTTTGCTTGGGGTGTTTGTAATTGATTTTTAGCAATGTTCTGCATCAAATCAGAATCGAATACGTTATCACCCGACCCCAAGAAATTACATTCCAATTCTTGAGCAACTTTACGTCGGTCATACTTAAGTTTCTTTACCATCCCCTCGAACCATGATGAACAAGGTTTGTAACCCTTTTCAATATAATCCGTAACTATGCCATGGTCTCTTTCGTATGGACTATCTGTACTTAAATCAATAACGGTATCTATTGGATAATCTTCTCTGTTGAGTAAATAATGAACCAAATCATTTGTTTTGACCATATACAAATCCTTTGTATATCTAGGGTCTCTGTACCAAAACATTTCTGAGATTTTGAAATCATTCATACCTCTTAATGCTTGGTCGTAGATTTCATAATAGATTGGGTCGTATCCGTTTGGAGTTGATACCACAATAACTTTACCACCTGTAGATAGTGATGCCATACAAGCTGACCAGAAGTCACCATCAGCCTCGATAAATGCCGCTTCATCAAAAATAAGAATAGTAGGAGTATAACCTCTCAACGCATCTTTAGATGTTGCAACAGATTTTACTTCACATCCATTATTGAGTTTGAAATGTCTTTGAGAATTTTTTTCAGCAGAAAATGCTATCCCGACCCAAGTTGGCCATTGTTCAATAAAACCTCTAATCTTATTCGCCATTTCAACTGAGGTATCCAATTTGTTGGCAATGATTAGAATCTTTTCAGGTTTTTCCTTTCTAGCAAAGGCGAGTTTTTTTGAAGACCAAGCTGCGGTCACGGTTGACACACCTGCTTGTCTATATTTTAAGGCAATATTTTCGTTGTATTTTTCGTAGTCCTCGAGTAGTGAAACTTGGTCGGGAAAAAGTTCTAACGGAACATACTTTGAAACTGTATTATCGTATGTCTGTAAATAAGTACGAAGTGCATAAGGGGTATTCCTCATACACTTCGTATATTCTATAATTAATTGTTCTTTATTCACAAAATAAAATCATATTCTGATTTTTATGGTCTTGGGATTCCCAAATCTCTATAAAGTTGGTCTAAATCATCATCTTCATCTTCAGATCCTTCTTCTCCTTTGAAATCATCATACTCACTCTTCGACTGCTGAGCTTGTTTCATAATTTCTTTGAATTTTGCAGTCGCCTTCCTTACTTTTGATTCATCTTCCGAAATTGCATTACCAATGATATCTAAAAATTCTTTAGCTTCTGTCTTGTAAAGAATTGAATAAAACCAAGGTACCAATCCTTTGTTCACATCGTCAAACATTTCGTCAGGTAATGCAAACCTTAATTTTTCAACAATTTCAGGACCAATTCTAAGTTGCATCGGTTCGTTTGATAAAACATCCGTTACTCCTCTAACTTGTTGAGACATTTCCGGATCTTCAGGTAATCCGTGTCTTGCAATAGATTCCTCTAACCCTTTGATTATTTCATGACACAAAATTGGGAATATTAGACCTTCCGCAACAATTTTTGTATCTGGTTCATCTTCACCCTCACCACCTTCTTCTTCGTCTTCATCTTTATTTTCTAACTTGACTTTTCCAGCAACACCATTTCCTGTTTGAGACATCATTTCAATCATTTGTTCCATAGAAAAATACATGAAGTCATTGATTGACATAATTTTCAAATACGCGGGATATAATTGTGGGTCAATTTCATCCAACCTTTCTTTAATTTCAGGTTTTTGAAAAATATAATGTCCCTTTTTTGCTGATCCTTGAACAAGAGCGTTAATCATATTTCTTTTATGAATTTCCAGTTCCATCACTTCTTCGTCAGTTAGGTTTTCAACGTCAAAAGAAGGAATTTCAGGTGTCTCTTTATCTTCCTTTTTCTTTGGTTTAGTAGCTTGCATTCTGAAATCCGAAATATTAATAGGAGCTCTATTCAATAATGCCTCAATCGTAAACCAATCTGCAGGAACTTGAGTTTCTTCTAAACATGCATCAATTGCAAGTTGTTCTAATTCTTCTCTATGTCTTCCTTCAATTCTTGTTATTCCTGGAACTTTGCTCATCATTTCTTGAAAAAGCATTCCTTGAACTTGTTGAGAGCTAATATCCTGTACTCCAGTCACTTGTTTTAATTTATCGGCAACTTTTCCGAATCTTGAACTTACCAATCTTTGAACATCCGCTGCCCCCTTTCTCATTGCAGGATTATTCGCATACAAACTTTCAGGACTTCCCAATTTTCGTTCTAATCTTGGGTCCATTCTTTCGGGTCTATCCCCGTAATTTATTTGTTCTTTAATCTTCGCCATTTTATTATTTCAATAAATTTAAGATAACATCAATTACTTCTTGTTTTGCATCTTCAGGAGATATTCTTCCTGCTTTAGGATCAATTTGTTCTCCTGGTCTCGGATTTTTTCCGGGATGAAAAGGTCTTGTTCTTGGTTTCGTGTCAGGTTTAGTAATTGGTTTAGTTGGTGCTGTAGTTGGTTCACCAGCTTTTGGGTCAATTTGTTCTCCCGGTCTTGGATTTTTGCCAGGGTGTGATGGTCTTGTCCGAGGTTTTGTGTCGGGTTTAGTAGTAGGTTTGACAGGTGCGGTCAATGGTGCGTTTGCTTCTGAAAGGTATTTCAATAAGTCACCCTTAGTAATTCTCGGAGGTAAGTTTCTTTCCACGATTTTTGTAATTTCTGATTCAATAAACAAAGATACAGGATTTTTTCCTTCTTCCAATTGTTTT